GGCAGGGCAGGTGCACCAAAAAAATGGTTTACGGCTTCGTTTCGTTTTTGTATTCGTAATGCGTCTCTTTTGCCTTTGTATGTGGCGCCACGTTTGCTGTTGCATTTACGGCATGCCGGCACGAGGTTGTCTAGGTCATCAGTGCCGCCACGGTCATGTTCTATTAGGTGGTCGGCTGTCATTGGGTTTGCTGTTGTTCCTTGCTGGCCGCACCAATGGCATGGTGGGTTGTTGGCTAGCAGGGCTTGCCTGTTGCGTCGATAGGTCAGGTCGTTGGTTGTGTGTTCTCTGGGCATTGTCGGGTCTCCTTTGTACTGATGTTAGGTCAAGGGCAAGGTCAAGAGATACTGACGCCCAAAGCGGAAGGGCACCGCTTCGGTTGTCCTCGTACTACATGACAGGGTTGGGTGGTTTGTGTCCCCCACTATTTTGGCGCATGTCTCGCCTGGGAAGCCTGTCTAGTTGAATTCGGTGGAAAACCCATCGCAATGTACGTTTGAACGCTGATCGCCTATATCGGTGCATAGGCGTCTACCCACGCTTGCCGTGTGTCACCAATTCAGATTCAGAGCCTGAACGGTCTAGTGGGTGCCAGTGTGCGCCCTGTCGCTAATGAAATTGTGTTGGGACTGTATCAGGTCGCTGGGTGGCGTATCTCTACAGTGTGAATGGCTGTCCATTGTCCATTCAGCAGGACTTCGGCATGGGTGATTGCCGTTACTGGCATGAAGTTGCCGTTAATGGTCAGGTATTCGACATCATGCGAGTTTGATATAGCGATAGCAAACACATTGTGGGCAAAGCGGTGGTTGCTACCTTTAGTCCAAATACGAATTGGGTTGATGGGTTGCATAAATTCAGTCATGGTCGGGTCTCCTAGCTAGTCGGTTTGAGATGTCTTGAATGTCTTTTGGGCGCCACACGTGTATTTCAGCACCTGCAGCTGACAAGGTTTCGTGCCACGCTTTTTGCATGGTTGAAACCCTGCCTATGTCTGACTTAAGTTCGGCAAAGATAATGCCCCTAGTCGAATGGGCCAGTGTCAGGTCTGGGTATCCGGCATGGCCTTGTAGCGGTGTTTTCCACACGCCTGGTCGGATTTCCACAGCACGGGTGTGCATAACTAGCCAGCCGTGCAACTTAGCCAACATGATTACTTGCGATTGAAAATAGGACTCTTTCATGGGCGCTTATCTTTCAAACTGTACGTATATCTACAAATTCGACATGTTCGCCAACCACTAATTGGGTTTTTATATGTGTTTTCTTCGCTGTATTCATGTCCATTTGCACAATGGGTTTTGCGGCCATTGCTGTCTCTGCCTTTAACACGCATGTCAACCATGTTGTCTTTATGAGTACCTAAAAACAGGTGTGCAGGGTTTACACAGAATCGGTTATCGCATGTGTGGCAGACAGACATGTCGCTAGGAATAACATCTACAAACAACTCATATGAGACACGATGGGCACGGTAATTTTTGGCATTAACGCAAATTTCGCCGTAACCGTAAACCTGAAGTGTTCCTGTCCAAATCCAGCAGCCGTTTGGCATGCCGTACTCAACATAAACCTTTGACATAAAACGGGTTACCAATTGTGGCGTACTTTTGATCGGTGGTCGCCGTTTGGGTTTCAACGGTGGGTTGTCAATGTCAAACAAATAAAGCAGGTCGGTCATGGCGCCAGCCTTTTAATTAGGGCCGTGGCGTCTGCCCTAGTTTCGGGTACTGGGCCTTCATAATTTAAACCTCGTAGGTACTTCAATTGGGCTTCAGATGGTGCATTGCTCGCATTTGCGCCTAGCGCCTGTGTACGGGGCTTTTCGGGCTGTCTGACAAGGGTTGCTGGGGCACTGGTTTCTTGACGGTTGCGTACTTCTTCGGCGCTAGCCATCTTTGGGCCAAAACTCATCATTAGACCTAGGACACGGCCCAGGGCGCTGGTGCTTGCGTTCATCTGTTCTGAGTCACGGGTAAAACTGGTTTTGCCTGGGAACGGTTCAAAGCATGTTGCTTGTGCCGGTACGGGGTCGTCTGGTGTACGCCACGCTTGCATGGTGACCGAAATGAAAGTCTTGTCTGCAATGGTGATGATTTCGGGTCGGTTTTCAATTATGCGTAGTTCAGGCCAGCGTTCAAGTGCAGCTGCAAAGCGTGTTGGTACGTCGACATAGTTTGACAAGTCCATTAGTTGCCCCTGTTTCTGTCGTAGGCCGTGCGTTCAGCGTTGGTCATGTTTGCCCATTTGTGTAGTTCTGCACAGCGCCTTGATTCTTCGGGTGTCATGTGTTGCCAGTCGCCAGCTTTGCCACAGTTCAAGCAGATGCCTTGTAACAGGTCTTGCATGCGAATGTCATACGGTGTCAGTTCTTTTTTGCATAGTTCACAGATCATTTAAAACCACCTAAGCGCATAGCCACAATGGCGTCTTGTGTCCGCTTAGTCAGATTTGACAAATAGATACCGTGCTCTTCGGCAACATAAGCCAATTCAAACAGGGCTTTTCTAAGCATTGCGATATCTTCGGTTTGTTTTTCTAACTGCCAGGCGGCGGCCTTCATCGCAATTTCTGCTTTGGCTATTGCCGCTGTCATTTCGGCTAGTTGTTCTGTCATGTCGGGCCTTTCATTTAGTCGGGATATTTCTACGATAACCAACTGGTGTTGCAGAGTAGCGCATGCGGCGCCTGTCGCCTTCGGAAGTGTTAGCCCATATGCCTTGTAAAGCCTTTTCGGGGAATGACACGGCGTAAGCGAAACACTTGTCGAATACTGGGCAGGCTTCACATATCGGTTTGATGATTGCACGTGATTCTGCAGATTCTTTGGCGTTGCTGGGAAAGAACAGGGCCGTGTCAATGCCTTTGCAAGCTGCATATTGTTGCCAGTCGGGGCGGTCAACATTGAACATGTGTTAGCACATTCTCCATGGTTTCCAACCACAGGCGCCTGTCTCAGCAATTGTGTCGTAAAGCAGAAAACCAAATCGCAGGTTTAGGGTTGGGTCAGACATTGACTCTTCAAACGGCATAGCGAATAGTTCTTCGGCCCAGCGCCTATGCACGTTATTTGCCTGTATTAAACCGTGGTCACTTCCATTGAATTTTGGGTGTTGGTAGCCAATGTTTAAACACCGTGTTTCCTTCCAAATTAGGCGCCCCAGTTTCTCTAGCGTTTCGGTGTTGTTAGGCCAGCCAACTGATACGGCTACCGGCAACCATTCCTGGCATTTCGTGGCAGGGTCAACATAAGCCACACGGGTTGTGGGTTGTGTCGAAGTAGTGGTGCTGGTTGTGGTTGTCAGCTCTACGGCCCTGTCGTGCAGCTGCTGTGGGGTTAACTCGCCCAGAGTTACCGTTACAACGGTTTTGGGTGTTGTGTCTGGTGGGGTGTCTTTTTGGTTGACTACCGCAAACGCCGCACACATCAAATAGGTAAATAGGGCTAGCCCTAGGAAACGCTTCACATTCATTTTGTTGTCCTTCAGTCGGGGTCAGGTCGGGAATGGTCTACCGAATCGGTAGCACTATGTCAAGCACCCATAATAGTTTTAAAAGCATGGTGGACAACATCAGGGTGGTCGGCCAGCAGTGGGGCGACTTCGACGTGCACCCATTGGGCGCCTTTTGAACCAATGGTGTTTTTGTCGTACACACGCCATTCGTCACGATCACAGCGGTAGCCAGCGCCCCAGCCTTTGGGGTTGTTTTTGTAGGTGCCTGCATAGTCGTGGATTTCTTCTATGCACAAAATGTCTCTATGGGTGTACAGGAAGTCAATCAATTTGAACCGTTGTTCCTGAGTACCTTTCAGGTCTACAGCTCGCCAGGTGGCATGCACAGACTTTTTTGGTGGGGTTGTGCCAACCATGTTTCGGTCATTAAAAATGCCCAGATTGGTGACGCCGAATAGGTAACAGCAGTAATCCACAAACACTTTAGTGCCTTCACGCTTTGCGGCGTGTACGGCGTCTTTGTTGCCGGTATAGGGTCGACTAGTCATCTTGTTTGTCCTTATCTTTTAGGCCGTTACTGGCAAGTATTCCCGATAGGGCGCCAGTGAGAAACAACATCATGGGTGAAAGCAAAGTCCATGCACTTTCGTCATTGGGTGAAACTTCCAATGGTTGCACAATAAAAAGCAATCCGTAGATAAGTGAAGCAGTCGACAAAATAAAAGTAAGTGAAAGCGTTATGCCCACAATCAGAATTAGCCGTGCTTTAATTTCGCCGTTTGTTAACCGTTTCATTGTGGACACCTGGGCGCTTCGGGTTGTTCCACACAAGTATTACGGGTTCTGTCACTACAACTGGTTACAACAAACATTAGGGCCACAGCCAAAAGCGCAACAACAATTAGCGTTTTCATTATTGCCAGATTAAGGAAACGGTTAGTTGGTAGTTAGTGTAGTTATTTGCTGCACCACTTTGTTGGTACACAGTTGTACTAACGTAATCGGTTGTCCCGTTAAGGAAAACTACACACGTTATTCCTGTACCTAATGAAGCAGCAACCATGTCATTTGTTGCAACGACCGTGGCAACATTTTTAACAATAGAAATAATTGACCTAACACCTGTATTTCCCATTTGAACGTTTGCTGTAACTCGATAATAGCCAGAAACATTTGGTGTGATTCTTCCATTACCTGCGCCAACCCACGATGTAATACCAGCACTGCCATATGACGCAAAACTAAGATTTGTGAAAGCGGCGTTAGGTATTAACTGGTTGCCATTTGACTGATAAAGAGCAGCTGGTGTGAAAGCGTTTAAATCGGCAGCGTTTAACACTTGACCAGGCACAAACTGACCTTGATATGTAGGCATTTTACCAACCCAATCTTGATGTATCGAGAACACCAAATGTGGCATTGTTCAAAATGAAATACTGGTAGTACGTCATTGGGCTTAGGTAAGCGTTAAACGATGTCATTTCTGGTGTCATATTAATTTCTAAACCTTCTATCAAACTTTGCACAGTATATGTCGTAGCAGAACCTTGGATTTTGTACTCCAAAGGCAATACGACTGCAGGCCTACCGGCAGAACCAAGCCATTGACCCACAAAAGTGTTAATTGCTGTAGCGTTTTGGGCCACGTCATCAAACCCGACAACAAACCTAAGAGCTGCAGGGTCGGACTGTGAATAAGCCAAAAATTGCCCTAAGCCCTGGGCTTGTGCGCCTGTAAAATCAACCGTACTTAATGAGTAGCCACGGACACCGTAAGCGGCAGTCGAAGTGGCGTTGGTTACAAATCTGTTGAAACTAGGATTGTTCAAAGGTTCAACACTTACGGCGTTCATAAAGTTTTGACCCAAAGTGATTCTTTGAAATTCTTGATAAGCAATGACGGTGGAACTGGTAGACCTACCAAATGTCAATGCCATGGTTTTGTCAAAGATTTTGTTACGGGCCACCGCATATATGGTGTTGCCGTTGTACCAAATCACGCCACGTTCAGTGGCCATATTTTGGTTGATTCTTTGAAGTACGGCGCCGTTGTAGCCAACTAAACCTAAAGCTTTTGAAGCGCCAGTGCCGTAAGTTGTCCCGTTTACGGTGTAGCCAGAGCCAGCAAGTTGCCCTGACAGTGGGAAATAGTCAAGTTGTTCGCAACATTGCACCGCAAATAATGTGATGTTGTTAATCGTTGTTTGACCGGAACGATTTAGCCCATCGGTGCAGTTAATGGTTGCGGTTGATAAACCGACCTGCCCTGGGTAATCGACATATTGAATTTCGTTAACAAAGAAGCGTTGATAGTAAACGCCTGTTGAGTCCATAAAATCTATTTTGTCGTTGACAGTAAAACCAGCAGCTTGGTTGGTGTCGTTTTTAATTGTGAAAGTTAAAGACCCACCAGCCCAGTTATCCATAAATGTTTGTCGACCTGTTTTGTATGAGGCAGACAAAACGCTGGTTGTGAAAGTTGTGGCCGTTGTGGCGTTTTTAAATACCCAGGCATATCTAGGCATTACATCGCCCTAGTGTTTAACGGCACTGGGCCTGACATTCGTACATAACGTTGTAGAGCTGCTACCACAGCGTTGGGGTCTGCTGAGGTAACCGTAACGTTAATTGTGTTGCCACCCATGCCACCACCGGCACGGTTTAAAGGTATGACGGCTTCAGGGCCTCGTTCCCCGATAAGCGCTAAAGTGGGGCCCGTTACAATTCCCCCGTCACCGAGCACGGGTATGTCTGGCACCTCGAATGTTTTGCCGCCTAAACCTAGTGGTACCCAATCGGGAACTGTGAAACCTAAGGCTCCTACCGTGTTGTTCCATAGTCCTGCTATGCCGTTAAATACGGCTTTGAATGGTGCCAAAATTGTTTCGGCAACAGTAGAAAATGCGTTGATCATAAAGCCAACTATTGACTTAATAACGCCAATGATTTGGTCTTTAAATTTGACTACGGCAGCTATGGCTATTCCAAATGGGCCACTAAGAATGGCGAGCAGTAACGGCCAGTTGTTGACAACCCAACCAAAACCTGTTTTAATTGCGTTCCACAAAAATTCAGCCATGATTTTGACGCCTTCAACTGCGTCACCCAAAAACCCGAATTTGGCTTCCAACACAACAATGGCGGCAATGATGGCCAAGATAACGCCAACACCTAACGCCGCATAAAGGGCGTAAGTTGAAATTGTCATGATGGCTTGCGCCGCCGCAACAATGGCTGTGACAGCGGCGTAGGCCGCCATAGCGCCGTTAGTAATCAAAATGACTGCACCAATACCTGCAATAGCGGTACCAATAGCCACAATTTTGCCGGTGTTCTTTGAAGCCCAATCTGAGATTGACATAAAGGCTGGCATGAGTTCTTCAACAATTGGCAAGACTGCTTCACCAATGGATTCTTTAACTTCTTCCATTCGGATTTTAAGGCCTTCCATGCGGCCTGCTGTTGTGTCTGCAGCTGCGGCGGCCTGACCACCAAATGTTTCACTAAGAGCTCTAAACACTTCGCCAGTCGTGGCGCCTTCTTCAATCAACGCTGCTAACGCTGGGTCAAGTTTCTTCAGTGGCCCCATAACGCCATTAAAAGCCTTACCTAAGGCTTCAGAGACACTGCCCAAATCTTTAGAAGTTCCGGCTGAAATATCTAACGCAAGGTTTAACAGGGTTTGGGCTTGTGTTACATCGCCTGTAGCTCTAACAAGATTTCCTAGGGCTGGGCGCAGTTGGTCATCGGCAACAGATACTGCAAAAGAAGTTTTTGTAATGAAATCTTCAATTGAGTCGACTTGTTTGTCGGTTGCACCAGTGACATTTTGAAGTGTTGTCGCCAAAGCCACAGCGGATTTTTCATCTTCGGCAAACGCTTTTACTGCGTCAAAAGCCGCATATGTCAGAGCACCTAAAGCAGCAGCTGCAGGCAACGCTGCTTTTTGTAAAACAAACTGCGCTTTTTGTCCTGCTGTTTCTAGTTTCTGAAATTCTCTAACTGCTTTGTCAATGCCTTTTGCGTTAAATTCTGAAACTATCGGAATGGATATAGCCATCAGATCACCTTCATATTTTTGTTGACGCTGGCCATAATTTCCTCAATCAACTTACGCATGTTTGCTTGTAGTTGATCGTCGGCACGTTCGTATGACTTCCACATGACACGGCTAGGACTACCAAATCTGGCGCCCAGTACGGTAATCATTTGCTCGCCACGTTGTGTTTTGGCACGGCCTGACAAGTCGAATAAGGCGGCGCTTTTGCTGTTCCATTTCAAACCGAAAGTGTTGGCTTTAGTTTTCTTACCTGACACCCACGGCTTAATCAGTTTCGCTTGTTTGGCACCGTCCCACGGCAACAAAGCAGTGGCTTCATCTTGCGCCCTACTAAAAAAGTCACGCTGGGTGCCACGGCCTACAAGGCGTGAAGTCTGTCCTTTGGCTTGTGCTGCAGCTTGTCCACCAACGCTGTAGCTACGCTTCCAACCAGACATTGGGGGGCTAGTCGGCAAATGGGCTTGTGCGTCTTTAACAATCGGGGCAACAATGGCGGCGTACTGCCTAGTGATTTCACGGCGGTAAGTTTTGTCAACACCGTTTAAGTAGGCCAGCGCTTCTTTAACCCCAGTCACTTCTATTGTTGCGCTAACGCCCATGGTTATTTTCGGCTTTCGTTGATTACCTTTATGACTGTCGCTAAGTCGTTGGTATCAAACTCTACTTGTTGCGGCCAGTACCCTGTCGCTACTAGAACTTGCGCTAGTGCGTATCGGTAGGTACTGGCAAAGTAGGGCGGTCTGTGTCCTGGTTGACTACTTCGAGCACCACTAGCTTCTTGATGAAATCGTCTAGCACCACCGGCACAACAACGTTGTGTTGTTGACATGCCTGGTGGGCTAGATATGCCAAATCTTCAATGCCGATACCGCTGGCCATGTCGCTGGCTTTGCGTTTAAATTTGCGTTCCCACGAAACGATGGTGAAAAGGTTGGTGCTTACTTCTACAGGGCCATCGCCCTGGTCGACTCTAAGTGTTAGTTGCATGTCGGGCCTTTGCTGTTGTGGTTACTAAATCAAGAAATGACGGTGGAAAGAACGCCACCCTGAAAGGTAATTGAAATGGTGCTTAATTCGCCCATGGTTGCGTCGATCACTGGTAATTCGGCCAGGAAAGCGCCTACTAGTTCAAATCGGGGCTCTGTTGGGCTGGCTGTCGTTAAGCCTGCAACCGTGTTTGAAACTTTGACGGTTGTGGTGGTACCAACAAGAGCTGCAAGTGTTGCGTAAGTTTCGCTGGCCGCATAACTCATGTAGAGCTCTAGCGTGATTTCTTGATTGTATAAACCTGAGACAAACACACGGCTGGTGCCACCAAAGGCAGTTGCTTCTAGTGCGTCTACACGGTTGGTGACGGTGGCGGCAGTACATTGGTCGGTCAATGAAACGCTGTTGACCATTACGCCTGGGTTAGAAAGGTATGTCGAAGTAGCCATGGGTTAATCCTTCTTTGTGTGTGCTTTAGTTTTAGCAGATTTTGGGGCTGGGCTGTCGCTAGGTGCTTCATCAGACTTTATAAAGCCGTGCGCTAGTAATGCTTCAATGTTCGTGCCAGCGCCAGGCACAAATTCTGCGCCTACAGTGCCAATACGTTCGCTAATGATTGTGTATTTCATGTTCACCCTGTCTGTGCTTGCATGTCAATGGATAAGTCATAAGCTGCAAAAGTCTGGCCACCCACGGGTATGTAACCAGGGCGCCCAGATTTAACGGCCACATTCTTTGCTAGGACTTGCGCACACATGCTTAAAACGTTGCGTAAGCCGTCTAAATTGCCTGGCCCTAGTGTCACTACTTTTACCGAAAAATTCATGGTGACGATGTTGTAGTTAAAGGCGTCAAAACTGGGTGCGTCAATGAACACGCACGGTGGGTTGATCTTCTCAGGGTCAAACACCACACGCATGCCAGTGATGGTTGCCAGCGTTGTCGCTAGGTCATCTATGGCCTCATTGAACAGGTCGGTGTAAACAGTCATCACGCAACCGCTGGCCGTGGGATACCGGCTAACTGTTTGATCAGTGGTGACAAGCCCGAAACTGCAGCTGTGCCCATGTCGCTAAAACTTGCGAATTGGTCAATAGCGCCACGCTGTCTGTAAATCGAGCCACCCATCATTATGGTCGCCAGCTCTACATCGGCACTGGGGACAACGGTCAATTGGTCGGTGTAGCCAGACTCTTGACGCCTACGAAAAATGAAGTTGTTGGCGCTATTTGCACACTGAGTCAAGAAACTGGTTTCGTCAACCGAAGCCAATGCAATTCCGAGCCATGTGCCAATTTGTGTGCCCGTGATCCACGTACAAGTTTCTGTGTAGGTCAGGGTGCCAGGTGGGATAGCGGCGCTTCGACTTAGGTCATCATCAGCGTCATAGAACAACACCTGATTTTCAATAGGTATTGCGTAGTCAAATGTGAGATCACCGCTACTGGTGACACCAGTAAACAGGTATGGGGGCAAGTCGTAAACCGTGTGTGTGCCGTTCAGGCCGTGACCTAAACCTGCAAGCGTAAACGATTGACCCAAACCCAGTTCAGGTTCCGTCAGCGTTTGAACAACTGCGTAATTGTCCAAACGCTGGTGGAAGATAACAGAATAAACAGCCATGGGCGGCTAACCGCCTTTCGACTAAGCCTGGGTGATTTTACGAATCATGCTTGAGTTAGCAGCAAAGGTTGCGGCGTAACCAAACATTGACATGGTGCGTGAAATGGTGCTGGGGTTTTCAACCGAAAGCAGGCCACGGTCTTGGCGGTAAATTTCGTATGCGTTGCTGTTGAAAATCACCATGGTCTTTGCGGCGAAGTTGTTGTCAACGACGATTTGCAAACCAAGTGGGTTGGCGTTTTGGAAAGCGTTAATGCCACCGTTACCGATTGCGTTGAACGCATTGAGGCCACCGCCCGTGTAACCGAAAATCGGGCGCTTCTGGTCGTCGGTGAGCTGCATCATCAAGCCCCAGGTGGTTGGGTCGACAGCGATATGGGTTGGCAAGAAGTTGGTGGCGGCAACTGTGGTGACTGCGCAATCGTAGATTGACTTCAACAAGTCGGCCACGGTCAAGTCCCAAACACCATCAGAAGAAGCTGCAGTGACAAGGTTGTCACAAGCAAAGTTGTCGATTGCTCGCAAGTACTGACCGGCAAGGTCTTGCATGATGACTGCCATAGCGGCTGGGTCGGTGAAGTCCACCGTCTGGTATGACAAGGTGGTCGCACCAGCGAAACTCTTTTTGGTGACGGTGTTGGCGGCAATCACGCTGGTGGTTGCTGACACTGCGTCAAACTGTGCGGCCTGCTCTGCAACAGTCGGGTGGGTTGTCCAAGTCGGGCGAATGAACGTGGCACCAGTTCCGCCACCAGGCATTGCCCTTGTCCCGACGGCTGTCAACAGCGGCGAGATGTAGTTGATATCCGCAAAAACTGGGCCGAGCAACGGAAGGGGCACAATACCGCCCACATTGGTGCTCGTTACATCGCCAGCTGCCGCTTCAATTGGTGACTTGTGGTAGGCGCGGTAATCTTCCCAAACCTTGTTGGCGTTAGCGGCTTCGATTCCGCCCTTGTGGATTGCGGCCATGAATTCAAAGGCGTTTGGCAGGCGTGGTTCACGCTTTGCCTGGGCAAAAATTGGTGCCGTTGGGATTACGGTTTCTTCAACAACTGCTGGGCTGGTTTCCATTTTGGGTTCTTCCTTTGGTGTTTCGACTTGTGGCGCTTCGGCCGCTACTTGACTGATCGTAGCACCAGCAAAAGCAGGCGTGGGGACAAGGGAAAGTTCTACCCAGTCAGCCG